CTGATGTCGTCGGGGATGTTAAACAGCTCAAGTGTCTCAGCCAAGCAAAATTCACCCGGCTGCAGCATGAACGGGTCATCCTCTGTTCTGCCTGAAATGTCAACGCGGATCAGCTCAGGGTCGCAGATGTTTTCAACCATCAGATGCAGACCCAGCCGCAGATCCAAACTGGCCGGGTTCAATAGCTCTGAATCAAAAGGAGTGACCATCTGGCTTTTTTGACACCGGGCCTTGATCTCCCAATCACACAGAACCGACATATTGAAAACGAAAAAGCGATCTTACTTAGCTTGGCCCAGGATTTTCTTTTCGGCGTGGTAGGCGCCTTTTTGGTGCATCTCAGTCACATCTCGCACCCATGGCACAAGCCAGTCATTGACTCGTGAGCACTGATCCCAGTTCACAGGCTTGGCGCACTGCACAACAACAGTTGTCCAGAAGGCGCTGATGTAAGCCCAGACCCAATAAAACTGACTCATTCAACAAATATGGCCCAGCCAGACTTTGGTCCATCTGCTTGCCAGCGTTGATGAAACGCAGCCTGACGCACGCTTACCCGATGACCAGACAGCGCCGGGTTGTGCGAACCCTGCTCAATGTTTGGCAGGCCGGCGGGGTCAGAAAGTAGCCAACTCGGATCATTGGAATATCGGCCCGAATAACCATGCAGGATCGACCAATGGCCGCAGGCATCACTCCCGCACATTGGCGGTTCACCTCGCAACATGTTGCCTCGATGCAGCCAGCCCACCAAAACAGGGATCCCAGCATCGATCGCTTCCATCACATCCTCTGCGTCGGCAGTTTGCGTAAATCGCACCTGCAGACCCAGGCTCGTCAGTGCTTTGACGTGCGCAAAAACAGAGGTTGTGTCTCCATATTCTTTTCTAATCTCCTCGTACTGTTCTTGTGAGGTCACAACCTTTGCGTGCGCCGCGACCATTGCTGCGGCTGAGGTGAAACACTTGCGCTCACCGTTGAGCAGGTCCAACTGCCGGAAGTAACGAGGCAAAAACACCTCCTGGTCTATGCCACTCGCCTTCCAAGCTTGAATCCACGCCGCGTCTTCCTCAAGCAATTCTCTGGGGAGTGAATCCTCAAGGACTTTCACTGCCGCAAGCCTATGCGGGACGTCTCTTTTGAAAAATTCGAAAAATGGCAGGAGAGTTAGAGGCACTGCCAAAACGCTCAAGGTTGGTCTGATAATGCCGGGCGGCAGGTGCTTTCGCCAACGCTGAATCCGCCGATGAAGAGCAAAATTGAAGCGCAAGACAAAAGCATGACCGCGCCTCCTGCAACGAACCAACCAGCTGCGGAGAACGCGGACAACCTCACTTCTCAACACGAGTGCTGGGGAAGAGGTTCTTGCTGACGTAATCGCAAACTTGATCGTCGATCGTGTTGTCTGTGGTTTTTGCGTAAGCACGCAGAAGATCCAGAATCAGCCTTTTGACCGAATCTGACTTCAAAAACGCCATCAGGATTGGCTTGATGATCAGGATCATTGCCTTGCCTTGAACAACATCAATACGTTAGTGCCTATCGCTGTGGCCTTCCAATCGCGCCACGGCACGCTCTAATTCACTGAGCCTGCCGAAGACTTCGACGTCTTTGCTCTTGATGTCTTGATGCAAAATGTCCAGCCGACTAGACAGGTTGTCGACAGCGGTGGTCAGGCGAATCAGAGAATCCTGCCCGTGGCGGGTTTGGCGATTGATGCCAGAAACGCCAAGCCCAGCAACGGTTATTGACGCGCCAGCAACGGCAGCCCAGACTTCAACCATCGCCCCGCCCCTAACACTCCCTCAATCATGGCAGAACCCAAGGAAACAAAAGGCCAAGAACAGGATGATGGAAACTCGCGGCTTGGCGATGTTGTCAAGATCGTTTTGCTTGGCTGGGCCATGGCAATCCTGACGGCGAACTATTTAGGAGTGTTCAAGCAATCACTCGATCCGACTTATCCGGCGTCAATTTTGAGCGGAACGGCCGCGTCGTTTGGTTTAGCTGTCGGCAGCAATAGAAAGAAAAAAGAGGAGCCTACAATTAAGGAAGAACCCACCACCGCAAAGCCCAAATGAAACGACTCGCTTTCGTATTGGGTGTGACACTTTTGGGATTGCCTGCTCAGGCAGACATCACCCATAGAATCCAGTCAAGCGTTCAACTCTCGGTAGATGGCGCAGGATCAGTCGCAGCGAAAATTCCCTCTACATACGCTGTTTCTGGTTCAAACATCACTTTGGACACTGCTGGTGGTCTTGGCGCCCTCACTGCCGGTTCCGCTGTTGGTTACACTCCTGCCGCTTACAGCGTTACAAATGCTTCTGACGCTTTTAGCTTTACAGAATCGTATGTTGAAGGGGACGACACACCGTCAGCCACGACGGTAACTTCTGGCGTGGTGGGCTCATTGCCGATGCTTGGTTCTACAACCACAACTTCTGGTGGAGTTGCAGGCAATCTTGCTGGAACTATTGATTCTGGTGGTTCTCTTTCAATTACTGCTGGTGGCGCTGGCACCTCCGCAATCGGTCAAGTCATCCAAGAGCTGACCATCAAGTGATGTGGGCAGGCATCTGGATCACCTGGGGCGTGCTTTCCGTCATTGCTCTTGCCGCTCCAGAAGCACAGTCAATCCCAGTAGTGCCTAACTTCCAGCAAGGAAGCCTCAAGTCCACGACAAAGACAACGCAGAAAATAACTGAGGTCATCAACTCCTACGAATATCGGACTGGCTATGAGTACACCGTCAGCGGAACTAACGTTGCTCCGATTGGTGGTGCTGTCGCTCCAGACAAACTGGTCACAACGACCAATAATCTCAACGGCGTAGCAAGTCAATGGAAAGGGCTTGATCCAGCCAGCAAGCCAAGTTGGCAGATTGTTGAGCAAGGTGCATCGTTTCAGTTCATCGAAACCCTCAACGGTCCAGGGCTCACGAATCACACCGTCATAAACCGCACGACTGACATCGAATCTCTTACCGAGACGCTCAGCACCTTTACTCAATGAAGCGATTCATAGCAACGCTTTTGCTGCTTTACGCTCCAGCGCAAGCGCAGGTCTCAAGCACTGCAGCGCCCGTTGCGAACAGTTCTGGAAGTGTCACAAACCAAGCCGTGCAGGTGGTGCCTGGGAAAAATTTTGTTTATCAATACGGCACCTTTGCCTGTCAAGGAACAAGTCTCACCATCAGCCCTTTTCTAAGCACAACCACTGGATGGGCCGAACCTTATGAGGCTTATTACAACGAGCCGGTCTATGACACAAGAGCAGACGAAGACGGCAACCTTCTAAATCCAGGCAATGTTCTTTTCTATCGTCCGATTCGTACAGGGCAAAAAACGAACTACTCGGTTAACGGCGGCATCACTGCCACGATTTCGATACCGCTGGATCGCTCTCATATCAAGAGCTGCCATCGAGCGGCCGAGAAGCAAGTGGCGCTTTTAGAACAACAACTAGCCGACAAGAGACTCAATCACGAAATCGCGAGACTCAAAAACTGTGGAGAGCTGATTCGTAAAGGCATCAGCTTTCACCCCAGCTCGCCTTACAAGGGCATCTGTGCTGATGTTGTTTTGACCAACCCGCCAGGCAACCTACCGCCCCACACACATTCAATACCTACTTCCGCAAAGACCGCTGAAACTTCTGCCGCTCAAAAACAGACTCAACCTTAATTTTCTTCCCCAGCTTCTCCTTGATCTTCTTGATTGTCTTTTTGACGATGGGTTTGACTGCCTTGAGCAGGATGTCGCCTAACGGTTTTGCGAAAATGGCCGCCGTCGTCGCCACAGCTGCAATCGTTGCAGTCGTCGCAACAACAGGCGCACCAGGTAAATAGTTGCCAATGATGGTCGGTATTCCCAGCGGCTCATAGATCGCCTCACATTTCCCATCGACTACTTCGTAACCAATGATGACCGCAGTTTGCGATTTGTTCTTCGCACCTAAAGGAATTGCGTCAGCAGGAGGACACGGCAGCTCAGTGTCTACCTTTGGGGTGTCAGCTGCTTGCGGCGCAGTTGATAGGGGTGCAGAAGCCGGCTGTTTTGAGCGATCAGCCGGTTTTTCCTCAGGGTCAAGCGTTGGCGGCTTGGTTGTTTGGTGCGTGTGACGACCTGGCGTGTAATCAAGCGGCTCATAATGTGGGATCTCACCACCGGGCATGTCTGCCACGGGGAAACCCAGCATTAACGAGACTGGCGGCTCTGCTGGCAATCTTGGCGGTGGAATAATCTGCCTTGCTTCAACGCTTGGCACACCTACCGTTCCAACACCAATCCTCTGAATCTCTGGCATGAAATCAGAACGGTTTACAGCAGGTCAACTTTGGATTGAGAGGACCGAGCATCGCGAGGGGCCACCCATTGTTTACACCGTAATGACAGGGCACAGTGCCAAGCTGTTTACCGATCACAAAGACATTCTGCGCTGGGTGAAGTGGCCCTCAAAAACTCCAACGGGTGACGCCTTGCGTGAATGGCTAGCGTCTTTTGACGAGAAACCAGAAACACCCACGCCAGAACCTGACTGGGCAAAAATTAAGCGTGAAGTCCATGCGGCTGCTGACCCAATTACTGGAGAGGAAATCGCGCATGACGACAAAATGCAGAACACCGAAATGGTGTTCAAGCGTTTTTGCAAGTCTTAGAAAGGAGACTTGATCGCCGGGCCTGTCTGCGTTGGCAGCTGCGGCATTTCGGGGATCTCTGGGACAGGAACCTGTTCAAGGATCGTTTTTGTCAGATCAGCCTTCAGGTTGTTGACGTACCTTTTCGTCATTGACGGAATGCTGGTGTAGAGCATCACGCCGCCAATCGCCATCGTTCCAGACATGACAAAGCCGAGAACGCCGAGCAAATTGCAAACCTTTTGCATGGTTCAGTAGGTAAACAAAAGGCCCCCTTTCGGGAGCCCCTTGCTGACCGGTGTGAGGAGTCGTCTGAGTTATAGCTCAGAAGCTGTACTTAACACCAACCTTTCCGCCATAGGAACGGTCGATTGAATCATCGCCGGAACCCACGAACGACAGCTCTCCGTACACATTGAGCTGATCCGTCGCAGCAACAGAAATGCCTGCTTTGCCGGAAGGAACAGTGTCGCTAGCAGCGCCATCGGGAGCAAGGTAGGTTCCGCCGCCCTGGACGTACCAAGTGGCAAGTTCGCCCAGCTCGCCATCAAAACCTACGTGGAGGTCTGTGGCGCTTCCGATGAAATCAGTGCCACTCCAGCCGGAGTTATTTTCCACATTCAAGTAGGGACCGGCGAAGGCAGGAGATGCCAGCGCAGCTGCCGCAATGCCGACGGCACCACTCACAGTCAAGGTTTTCAACATGGGAAAGAGGGTTAACGTTTTCCTTGGCCACGGTACTTCTTACGGCCTTTTTTTGGGCGTGAGTGTTGACCATTTCCCTGTTTGGTCCGTTTCGGTTTGCCGACAACAAAAGTGTTGCCACTAAGTGATTTGGCCATCAGTAGCCGTCCGTTGAATCCAAGTTGCGGTATTTCTCCGCCAAGCCAACGAAAAGACCGTGCTGAGGATGGCTGATCATGTCGCGGCCATCAAGAAAGAACAGCTCCTCTAGCCACAGCGTCCTAGCGGCCATCGCTTGCACATCAGACGCCCCAGGCTTGGAGGCGATCATAGGGTCAGGGCGTTGCATCGTTGAGTAGACATAGAAAGAAGCGCCCAGCTCATTACGAGCAAGACGCATTGCTGATTAACAAGCCATCAGCACGCAAGGCACGCAATAACTGCCGTCTGCATAAGTGGTAGAAACCGTGGTGCTAGTCACCTTGGCGACGGTCTTTGAACGCACGATGTCGTCCTCTTGAGGCTTTGCCGTTCCATCACCAGCAGACATCAGCAGATCTCCGCGTGCAACGGTTGTGCCTTGTGCAATGCGAATCACAAAGTCACCCGTCATTGCGCAATAGAAGTCGTTGAGATAGGTGTCGTCATCATCGTCCCAAGCTTGAAACACGCCAGCGACATTTGGGTCGCCCTCAACATCACTGATTTTCATGCGGTTGAGCTGTTCGTTGTCTTCGTCGCCCCACTCGCACATCTCATCCAAGTTGCTTAGAACAGACCCACGGAGGATTTCAACGCGTTCTACACCGCCAGCAAGTTGTGACCAGCGTGAAAGGTGTGCACCGTTGTAGCTGACAGTTGTGCCTGAAACAGAGATGTCACCTTCAAAATTACCAGCCTGATAAAAAGCAACCAAAACCCCATCATTGCCCTGTCTATTCACGAACAAACAAGCTTCGTTTTGGCGGGCCACTTGAATTGCACCAACATCATCAAGTACAACACCAGGCTCAGTGTTGCTGCTAAAGACAACGTTGCTTGTAGTGCCTACACATAACTCGCCAGACGCGAGTAAACGCATCTTTTCACTAGGCGCGCTATTCGCTGCTGTTGATGTTAAAAATGCAAGATCTGCTTTTGGATATTGCCCAGTGACTTGTGTTTCTTTGAACTGAGCAACGACAGACGCACCACAATAATGTGGGGTTCCGTCAGTATCTTCTCGCGCAAAATGAAGACCAGCGGTGTTGTCTGCAGTGCCGTCTGTGTTAGAGATAGTGATTGCAGCACCTGAGTTATCAGTGATGTCGGTGTCACTTGTGCTGCCAGCGACAACAAGTTTGTGCGCTGCACCAACACCGTTTAATGAGCTTGCAGTGGTTGTATTGATCGCTGTATTGCCCGAGCTATCTATTCGCGCCACTTCGCTTCCTTCAGTCGTAAATACAACTCGACCATCGGTGCCGGTATCAATAACCTCAACAGAGGTGTTCCCCTCTTCAATCTTGTCTGAGTCAGGCACCGTGCCGCTGCTTGCTGCAGTGATTCTTCCCTGAGCGTCAACAGTAATATCTGCCGCCGTGTAGCTGCCAGCCGTTACCGCCGTATCTGCCAACTTGTCAGCAGTTACGGCATCGTCTGCAATGTAGGCAGTTGCAATCGCCGTGCCGTTCCAAACGCCTGTGGCAATCGTGCCAACACTTGTCAGGCTTGAACTGACAACAGAAGAGCCCAAACCTGTGGCGTCAAGAACTTTCGTCCCGTCAATGCGAAATTCTTTGCCGCTGGCAATGTTGACATGCTCAGAAAAATCCCAGCTGTCTGTGCTGTCTGTCCAAAGAATCGTGTGATCTGTAGTTCCTTTCAGCGTTATGCCGCCACCGTCAGCTGTCACATCAGTTGGAGTCCCAACGGTCCCTAGCTCGATGTTTTTGTCGTCGACTTGAAGCGTCGTACTGTTGATCGTTGTTGTTGTTCCGTTGACCGTTAAGTCACCCGTGACCGTCAGGTCATTGGCAATCGTGATGTCATTGGCCAGCTTGTCACCAGTGATCGCGTCGTCTGCAATATCTGAAGTCGCCAGCGGATAAGCAGACAGCGAGAATCCGGGCTCATAAGCCAGGCTGCTCCACGCTGTGCTTCCATCGCCAATTTTTAACTTGCCAGTGTCTGACTCGTAGCCAAGCTCACCAGCCAATAAAGTCGGATCTGCGCTAGTCCAATTCGCCGCCGTATCGCGGCGTTGCTGCATCTGGACCCTGACGTTAGTTGCAGTCATGAAGCAGCACCACCCCCTTTGAGTATAGATGTGGCAGCGGTTTCGGGGTCTGCATCATCTGCATCCATTAGGAAAGGAGCAGTGCCACTAAACGCAAACGTCGATACTGATTCTTCAGCGCCTAGCTCTGCGCCCTCGCCAATCAACACATACAACAACTTGACGCCGATAAGGTTGTAAAGATCCACCGAAATGTCGGTGTAGACGCCGCGCTGTACTTCCTGGGGCTTGGATCGATAACGAAACTTTGAATCAGCAGGCAAAACATTGGCACCGCCCCAGATGTCGGCCGGCAGCTCGAACTGACGATGGAAACCAACGCTGTCTTGATAGTGCTCCCGAATCTCTGTAGCCTCGCTCTCTAAAAG